GTGGGATTTCTTGTTTGCATGAAGTATTGTTGTCTTACTTCAAAAGGAACTTGAGCCAATTGCTCACCGTTCATTTGTTGCATAAGTTCAAATACTTCTTTTTTGGATAGCTTGCTTGCTTGTTTTTGTGGTTGTACTTGGGCGGTTTTTAGATCTTGATCTTTTTCTTCAGCCTCTTCATCTTTACCACTAGTTGATTTTTCAGATTTATTTTTTTCAAGACTTTTTTTAGATTCTGATTCTTTTTCTTTTCTAGTGTTTGAAGCTTCTTTATCAACAGACTTTTTAATATCACCAAACAAAAGTTTAGATGCTCCAGTTTGTTCAAACTTTGGATCTTTTGTTACTGTTTTTGCTTCTTCAAATGAAAGGCTGTCAGATCTATTAATTTTTTGGTGTTTTGATTTACTAAAAGAATCTTTAAAAATTAATTGAACACTACCAGATGGAGTTTTGACTGTAATAATTTCTTTTAAAAGTTCTTCTTTAGATTTTTGACTTCTAGGGACTTGTCGTGCACGTTCTGCACGTTTTCTTGCAGCATCCTTTGCTTTTTGGTCTGCAGCACCAGATACTGCCCTTTCTTTACTCATGGCTTCACCAGTCGTGCGGAAAGAATCAGCCTTAGTTCGGCTATCTTCAGTTAAATTTAATAAAAGATCCTTGAAGTTCATTTAAATTATTTATGATAATATTAAGGGTCTAGGGGATTAAAAAGTTTTAACCCTTTATAACTTTTAATTTTACCTGTTGAAACTTTATAAAGATTTGATTTATTTAAATTATTGATACGAGCATATTCTGCTATGTTTTCAATATAAAAAACTTCTTTCGTATTCATATTTTGAAAAGTTGCACCATTAAAAATTTTAACCTTTTGTGGTGGTGGAGCCTTTTCTTTAATTCTTGGTCCAGTATCTTTACCAACTTCTCTTAATTCAGATGCTGTAAAACCTTTATATGTTTTTCTTTTACCATTTAAAAGCTCACATATTTTTACAGAACTTAAGCCATGTTGTTCACCAAATTTTGCCATATTTTCAAAAAATACTTTTTCACCAGTATCTACTTTTTTCAGCCAGTATCCATTATTGACTCTAGTTGGACTAATCCATTTCCAGTATCTTCCATGTTTTTCAAACATACCACCATTGTCTCTGATAAACATTTCTCTAAACAATTTTGATTTAGAGTTATCATTCATCTTTGTCCAGAGAGGTGAATTTATTCTATTTACTTGTTCTTCAAGAGTTTTTAAGATTTTTATTTCCATAAGTTACAATTGCCTCTTTTAATTTTTTAACATATTTTACTGGTTTGTCTTGAAAGACTTGTCTTAAACCATCTTCACATGCAACCATTATTGCAAAGTTATCTATAACAATTCCTGTTCTTTCTTGATACATTAAGGCATATGCAGTTGCTTGTGTAAAATAGTTTTCAATGTCTTGTTTTCTTTTTTCTTTAGTACTGGCTTTAAAGTCAATAATTGATAACTTGCCGTCGTATTCAGCAATACAATCTGTTCTTCCAGCAAGACCCAAGATTTTAGACCATAATGGAGTTTCTAATGCTGTTACATTATCGATTTTATCTAATTCAGGTTTTAATAAAAGAAACAAAGCCTTTACATTTGAATTTTCTGAATCCAAATCTAAAGGCTCATTCTTAATATATTTTTCTATTAAACTATGAAATTCTGTTCCTCGGCCAGTAACTCTTTTGCTTTCATCTGGGTTTTTTCTACGCCATTCAGCAAAAAATTGTTGTTTTTGAAAACCAACAACAGTTGTTACACTTGGAAATTCCCCTTCTGGGGTAGAATAAAAACGTTTTCCATCTTTTTGTACTTCTTTTAATAATACAGGAGGAATGTTATTTGATAAATGTATAAATGATTTTTGAATAAACACAGTTTTATATTATATCATCTAATTCTGGAAGTTCCAGAATATTTTCCTAAAATTCTAGCTAGTTGTAACCCAATATCTTTGCCAGTCAAATCTCCAGCCAATCCAGCTCCTGGGAATTTAGGAATTTCATTTTCTAATGATGTTCCACTTTTTGGACTTGAGGAAGAGGGGGGAGGAGGTGGTGGTGGAGATGATGGTGCTGGTGATGGTTGAGGTACAGGTAGAGGTAGAGGTGGTGCAACTGGTGGAGTTACAGGTGGAGTTACAGGTGGAGTTACAGGTGGAGTTACAGGTGGTGCAACTGGTGGAGTTACAGGTGGTGCAACTGGTGGAGTTACAGGTGGAGTTACAGGTGGTGCAACTGGTGGTGCAACTGGTGGTGCAACTGGTGGTGCAACTGGTGGTGCAACTGGTGGAGTTACAGGTGGTGCAACTGGTGGTGCAACTGGTGGAGTTACAGGTGGTGCAACTGGTGGTGCCACTGGTGGTCTAAATGGTAATTTTGGTGGATTTACAGGTGGTGCAACTGGTGGAGTTACAGGTGGTGTAACTGGTGGAGTTGCAGGTGGTTCCAAATCTGGTAACTTTGGAGGTGTACGCGGAACTGGTGGTGGTTGAAATGGAAGTGGTGCCGGAGGTTCTGGCTCCGGTGGACGAATAGGAATAGGATCACCAGGATCTACGTTTGGTTTTGGACCCGGAACATCTGGTTCTTTTGGAAATGGAAGTGGTGCGGGAGGTTCTACATCTGGCTGCGGTGGTCTTGGTCCAGGTTGTGGTGTTTTGGGTGCAGGAACTGGCACAGCAGCTCCTTCGGTTCCCGTTGCTCTCAATGCAGGGGACTCTTCTCTACTAATTTTACCAACAACAGATTCTGTACCATCTAATTCTTTTGTAGCACGAGCAGCATCATCAACTTTAGTAATTCCAATTTTCTCTAATCTTGCTAAGGCACCTTCAACTCGCTTAGCATCTGCAACAGTACCTACAAAGGGTATGGATGCTAGTAATGCTAATTTGGCTCCATCAGCATCTCCTTGTGCAGCATATAAAGCTGCATCCAATAAAGATGCCGCATCACCATATCCGGGAACAGTGCTAGCCAAAGCTGCACCAGAATGGAATGTTTCTGGGTCTGTAAATAAATCTTTAAAATAATTTTTTGCAAATTCTGTTGGATTTGCTGCAATACCTTCGCCAGCCTCTTTGGCCATGTCTATAACTTCAGCACCACCTTCACCAACTTGTGATGCATAATCCTTTACTGCATCCCATGCTTTTTCCCACCATTTTTTATCTTCAAATAATAAATCAAATTCATTTTGCATGAAATATCTGTATTCAAGCAAACTATAAAGAATGGGATTCTTTTGTTTCATTTTTTGTTTAGATTGAACAAGTTACTAGTGATATTATTAGTATATGCTTTGCATGATGGTTTTTCAGCTTGCATTTTTTGATCATGTGAATTCAAAACATTTGAAACTGCATGTTTTGTGTTCTGTGAACTGTTCACTATGCCATTTCTTGCTTCATGAATATTTGGGCGATTTGCATTTGCACCAAATGCCATTACATCTTTTACCGTATTAATAAGGTTTGAAGGTTTTGAATTTACCTTTGGTTCTTGTTTTTTTCCCAAGAAATCCTTGACTTGCCAAAAAAGTTGTTTATTATTGTTGTTATCCATGGCTGTAAAATATTTAGATTTACATAAATACTTAAGAAGTATGAAGAAACAGGTACTCCTGTTGAATCAAGACAATACGCCCCTGAATATCATTACGATTTCAAAAGCTTTTAAATTGCTTACAAAAGATAAGGTGTGGGCTGATGACTCGACGGGGGAATACTACGAAGTTATCTCTGTCTCTAAAATTATTAAGATTCCCAAAATTTTAATTTTAAAGTATTACGTAAAACTTCCGTATAAAAAAGTTCCGGCTTCCAGAAGAAATGTATTTCATAGAGACCAATATGTTTGCCAATACTGTGGTTTAGATCTTTGCGATAAAACTGCAACCATTGACCATATTGTCCCCAGATGCAAGGGTGGTGGATCAACATGGACAAATATGATAACTGCATGTAAAAAATGTAATTTGGCAAAGGGCAACAGGACACCCAAAGAGGCCAAGATGCCAATAAAAAATAAAGCAAAAGAACCTTCATATGGATTTCTTTTTGATCACATGCTAATTACTTTTAAGAAAGATAAAAATGCCTAATTATTCATTTAAATGCGAAAGTTGTGATCATTCTTTTGAAACATTTCTAAAAATAGCCGAAAGAGATAATCCAATAAAAGAACCATGTCCAAGCTGCAAGAAAAAAAAGATTACCAAAAATTGGAGCGATCAGTCCAATTCTATTGCAATTGATACTACATTGACTCCAACAAAAGTTTGTGGGGGTGCTTGGAATGAAGTAATGGACCGAGTTAAAAAAGCTACTCCTATGCATAAACGAGATCAAGTAGAACAAAGTAGAAGTTTTAATGCTGGACGTTTTGTAAGATAAAAATTTTATAATTTTTAAATAAAGTTTGAACTCCTCTTTTGGGGAGTTCATTTTTTTTTTAATATAAATAATTTCATGGATTATTTGACAAACTACTATAAAAATCTGTGCGAACAGCTTCAAAACAAAATAAATTTCCTTAAGCAATCTTTAAATGAAAGATTAGAACCTACTAGACTTGAAAGACCTGAAGAAGCTGGTGATTCTGATGCTTATTTGAATATGGGAGACAACCCACGAACACCTCCAGTTAGAAGCAGATCACCTAAAGTTAAAGCACCAAAAAAACCAACAAAAGGTGAACACCCATACGAGAATGAATCGGATGCTGACTTTGCCAAAAGAATGGAAAAATGGTGGAAAGCTCAGAAAGCATACGAAAAATATATAGCAGAATGCCCATCAGGATGCGATAATACGTGGGTTTATCCAAATCCAGAACATCCTCGCGGAATAAAAGATGCAAAATCAGGCGATATCTTTATTGATGGGAATGGTCAAATTTATAGACGAAATAATAGTGGTGATTGGGTTAAACAATAATATGAAATATACTGTTCAAAAAATTGTAATGGAAAATTCAAATGTGTATAATTTTCTTTATGAAAATGAACTTCTTGGACATTTGATTGACACAGAAGATTCTAGGGTTTTAGTCCAAACTTCTGATATTTCAATAATTCCTATTGTTGAATCTTTTAATTTTTCTGGTAATTGTTGGATTGTAGAAAACGAAGAATATAAATTAATTACTCTGAACCCAAGTCCAGAATTAGAACCACTATATGAATTTAAAGTGGTTAATTTTTCTGACAATCTTTTAATTGAATCAGAGATTTCAGAATAAAATAACTGTCAACAATATCGGTAACAGGATTTGTTAATTTTTCCTGTCCAAATTTATGCATTAAATTTATACCAGTTTCAGCAGTAAATGCTTCAAACATTGCTTGTTTATCTGCATTTCCTTTTCCTGTTGCAATTTTCTTGGCTTTAGATGGTTCTATGATTGTGAGAGGTATAGCGGCTTTATAGAGCTTGTGCTTTAGGATACCCATATTCTCCGCCAAGTTGAATACTCGGCCTTTGGAGCCAAATGAATAGCCCTCTATGGCAACCTCAGATGAACCTATGCAAAGATTCATAGCCCAATCAGATATCGTATCAAACCTGTCAACGTCTTGAATATATTCTTGAAAACTTTCACCAGTAATATTTGGTAAAATTTTATCTGCAAATTTTTTAGTGTTTGTTAGATAATAAAAAAAACAATTTTCAAATTTAAATTCTCTACGTTCATCATAAAGACAAATGCAGGGGCAGGTTATAGAGTAGTCAATACCGATTAACATATGGAACATATATATCTATACCTTGGTCAGAAGTGGTGGTTCCTTAGCAGTCTGATGAAATATACTTCGACCATTCCAAAAGGACTGCGTGGAATACCCACCACCTCTGCCTAAAATATTTATGTAAAAATTCCACTTTTATGGGGTGAAATTTTTTATTTTATTATTGAATACCCTGACCAAGACTTCTAAGATTTTGTCTTGCCATAGTACTTTTTTGTTTTTTCTTTTCTTCTTCTGGTGTATCTCTATCAGCAAGATATGTTTGAATTCCCATAGAAGCAGCTGTACCAACACCCGGAATATAATCTGCTAGTTCAGATGCTGCCTCCAATCCAGCTCCCACATAATCTCCTGCTTGGGCTCTTTGTGTCATGGCTGCTACAGAAGCTGCGGTTCCGATGACTGGTAGAGCTTTTAGAACAGCTTTTCCAACGCCTTTGCCTATACTTAGACGTGCCTGCCATCTAGATGCATCCGATTGTGGTGGGTTTGTTATTATATTTGGATCACCTTTTAGATTTTTTTGTTGTATTGATGATGTACTTGGATTTATTTCACCGGGCGCAGGATATGTCGTAGACAAATCTTGATCCAATACAGGTTTTGTATAATCTATTACAGGTTTTTCATTTGGAGTTTTACCGAATATTACATCAACAGGTTCTCGGGATGTATATAATTGTCTGTTAAAAGTATCTGGAGGAGCCGGATCCTTTCTTAGTTTAACAAGACTATCATTATATTTCGGGTCATCTATATCCAATGGACTATAGTAATAACTTGATGCCCGTGTAGCCATTTCCCTTTCTTCTGGATTCATAAATTTAGTTCGTATATATTCTTCCATGTTTCCCCCAAAAGAGGTACTTAAAATATGTGGATCGATGTCATTTTTATGTTTTTGATATAATTCTTTATAAATTTTATCAACCTCATCTTTATAATTTTTAGACCATTGGCCTATGTTAAAGGAACCTGTTTTAGCATCGTTTTCTAGAATTAAATATTGTTTAAATCTGAGCATACCAATATTTATAAACCCCCAGGATTGCTCCTAGGGGTTATTTTATGCTCCTCCGACTGGATTTGAACCAGTGACCCGAGAGTTAACAGCTCTCTGCTCTACCAGCTGAGCTACAGAGGAAAGTGAATCAGACTATCTGACATCCGCCTGCACTACATGCATATTCCTTTGCGGATTCAGTATTGTCTTCTGCCTCGTATTTAGACAAGTCCTTAAAGTTAACTTTAACCTTGGGATGTGCCGCATAGGTTGCAGAATCAATCTGTTCAAAAGGTGCCTGAGCATAGGTGTGACTATCACCACCGGGAAGGAATGAGATGCCTGTTGCAACATCAAAGTTTTCCCATAGCCAGTTGCCGACTTCAAGGAATTCAGAATCCTTGTAGTTGACGGTAATTGATGGCTTATGATGGCAGAAGTGCTCTTGATAAGTTTTCCACAGATCAAGATGATCCAGTGCGCGAAGTTCCTCAGTGGTCATGGTTCCCTTCGGAGCCTTCATAGCAAACGTGAAGACGGCAGTAGAAGTTGGGTTGATGACATCATCCTCACACGGGACTCCTTGATCCTTCATCAAATTGTACAGAGGATCTTTCTTGTCCAGACGAATTCTGCGGTAATAATAATCCGCATAACGAGGATGCAGACCTGATGCAGAATCTACCAAACACGATGTAGTGCCTTCAGGCTTCACGCAAGTAACTGACTTGCTAGGATTGATTCCCAACTTTTCTGCCCACTTGAGATTGGTCGCAGTCGCATGATCACGAAGAGTCTCAAGAAGACGAATAAGCTTTGGCTTGCCTTCCAAACCACTGGTAAGCTTGTTGTCAAAAATACCTGTCATGGATACGCCAAGTAGTCTTTCCTCTTCACAGTTCTTCTTCCACTCTGGACGAAGATAAGGGAAATTGGTAAAGGTAGATTGAACTGTACCAATTATTGTAGCGATCTCAATCTTCTTCTTTAGTGTTGCAGCAGTATCGTCTTGACGAACTACGACTGTAGAAAGATTGCAGAATTCAAATGGCTTGAGAATGATCTCTGAACACGGATTGGTACCATACTCGCAGTCTGGATCACGGCCAGACTTTGCAGCCTGTTCCTGTAGTGCCTTACGGTTGATCATTCCACGCTCACCGCTGTGGCTGTTGTATAGTGAGGTCCACTCTTCAAGGAACTGACCCATTGGAGGACGACCACGATACACAGCAGAGTTGTTGGCGTATGAACGGAAGCCAGCCTGTTCCCACCATGCACCGCTTTTACATAGTGCCATCTCACGATCAGCAAGATCGCTCAAAGAGATCATGGCAGAACGACGAACGCCACCAACAATAACTGCATTGGCAATAGCACAGCAAACATCGTGACATTCAAGAGCAGTCAGTCTGCGTCCTTGTGCGTTGTAGAAAATCTTTACGACAAACTTGAATAGATTGTCTAGAGGAGCAGGCCCACTAGCACGACCACCAAAAGTCTTAAGTCTTGCTCCAGCAGGACGAATCTTGCTTAGATCCCATTTAACGTGACGACCCGCATAGAGGTGATCCATGATGAATTTGATTGCGTTACCCCAACCTTCCTTGGAGTCCTCAACAACATAAGTTATATTGAAAGACTTTTCAATCTTGTTAGCAACTTGTGGAAGCTTGTCGGTGTATTGGTGTTCAACTGAATATCCAACACCAGTGCCATTCATGAGAACGACAAAAAGTTCTGCAAACGAATCAAGACTGTCGATTGGCAAGTATGAGCAGTTGTATAAGCAAGTGTTATCGTGATCCAATGCAGGACCAGCAGTCATGAGGCTGCGCATGGAAGGAAGAACTTCTAGATTGAGAATTGCTTCCTTGACATCAGGGCGTTCTGCGAGTTGCGGAACCTTACCCGTAAAGTATTTCCACCAACGGTCTACACATTCATCCCAAGTCTCACGACGATTTTGGTCGTTGAGCCAGCGAGAGTAGCGAGAGATGAAAATAAACGATTGAAATGGTGATAAAATTTCTGCCATAGTTAAATCCTAAGTAAGTGTTTCTTATTTATATTAATTCACCATCCTATAAATGGTGTTGTATTTAAAATTTTGTATACTTCTCCGTCTTTTAAAATACTTTTAACATATTTTAATTCTTTTTTATTGTAAACTGTTATAAAATATGGTTTTTTATAAAAATCATATATTACCAAATATTTTAATTTTTTACTTTTATTCATTATTAAGAATATATAACAATTTATCAATCATAGTATACTCTACAAATTGATTATTGCCAACATATAATCCATTATTATGCAGATAGTCTGCATTTGGAAAACTATTGTACATATTTACTTTTTTCATATATGGTTGTTTAAATAGATTTCCGGCAATAAATGGTCTGTTTTCTATACCTGCATCAGTTAATTTAGATGACAAGTCTTTAGTATTATTCTTTTTTGATATAATTGGCATTGCAAATGAACTTATTCCATTTGAATTAAAATTAGTCTCATATTTTAATGAGTCCAACTTTGAAATATAATAGTTATAATTGTTATTTCTAACTTTTATATTGTTATCTAATTTTT